CAGCAACTCCAATGGGTCCAGGTCAGGTGCCACACTTTATGAGAACCTGTGATAGAATTCGTATTCATGATCCTAAGACAGGAACTAATTGGATTCTTTGTATCAATGGGGTTTATCAATTTCCTAAGAATGGTAGACCACAAGATAGAAGTTTGCCACACCATAAACAACAATTGATTTAATCTTATGGAATTTATTGCTTTTTTGATTGTGGGTTATGTTGAGATTAGTCCAGGTCAATGTCAACTTGAATATCTTCGTTATACTGACGTACACTCGCTAGTAATCCCGTGCCACGAGAATGGAACACTCCACAAAGGGAGTGTTGGAATCCTGCCATCTATCAAATACTTAAAGCTATAGATCATCACACTCGTTTTTATATGAAAACTGGTGATCCTTGGCATGAAGAACAAGCACAAATACTTAGAAAATACGTCAAAGATTTAAAAATTTGGATACATAAACAAGAGGGATGGTGGAATGAATAAAGACCCATATATTTACAGAATTCGTTCAATCGCAAAGGTAGTAGATGGCGACACTATTGACGCTGACATTGATCTTGGTTTTGATATCTCTCTCAGTAAGCGAATTCGTCTTGCGGGCATTGACACGCCTGAGAGTAGAACAAAAGATGAATACGAAAAGAAACTCGGACTCGAATCGAAAGAATGGCTCAAAGAAAAATTGAGGTTTGCTAGAGATATTTTAATCAAGACTGAACTTCCAGATAGCACAGAGAAGTATGGTCGTATCATCGGACACCTGTATATCAACGGTGAAGAAATATCAGTCAACGACCAGATGATTGTTGAAGGTTATGCTTGGGAATATGATGGTGGTACTAAGAAAAAAGATTTTTCAGTGTTGGAATCCAAACGGAAGAAGTAATTTAAGTGCATGGTGTTACAATTTTTCATAAATACTAACACCGCAAATTAATTTAAAATATATGCACTCTAAAATTTGCCCCAAATGTGGAGCTACCTGGATCAACAATCAACACTATTGGTCTGGAACGGGTAAAGAAGGTGATCCACATGATCTTGCTGGTTTAGTATGCAATAAATATGGTGATGATACTTGTATAAATCCTTGTAGGGGTTCAACAAGTGGAATCACATGGGCAAGTAGGTTAAATAGTTTAAATACATTGATGCCCGAACCAAAAGATGATGCCAAACGATGAAGTTTATTTAGGTAATCCTAATCTCAAAAAAGCAAATGTAAAGCAAGAGTTTACTGCTGAGCAAGTTGCAGAATATATTAAATGTTCAGATGATCCACTTTATTTTGCCAAAAATTATGTAAAGATTGTTTCCTTGGATGAAGGTCTTGTTCCATTTAATGTATGGGATTTCCAAGAGCAACTTATTAAAAATTTTCACGAGAATAGATTTAACATTGCAAAACTCCCACGTCAGACAGGAAAATCAACAACATGTGTTTCCTATCTGATGCACTATGCATTGTTCAATGACAATGTTAAGATTGCTATTCTAGCAAACAAGGCAGAAACGTCAAGAGAACTTTTGTCTCGTTTACAACTATCATATGAAAATTTACCCAAGTGGATGCAACATGGTATTGTATCCTGGAACAAGGGATCCTTAGAATTAGAAAACGGTTCTAAGATTATTGCTGCATCCACGTCATCTAGTGCAGTTCGAGGGAACTCGTTTAATATCATCTTCCTAGACGAGTTTGCGTTCATTCCAAATAATATTGCAGAGCAGTTCTTCTCTTCTGTATATCCTACGATTTCATCTGGTAAAACAACCAAGGTAATTATCATTTCGACACCAAACGGAATGAACATGTTCTATAAACTTTGGCATGATGCTGAAAGGCAGAAGAATAGTTATATCCCTCTAGAAGTTCATTGGTCTCAGGTTCCTGGTCGTGATGCTGCATGGAAAGAACAAACAATTGCAAACACTTCTCAGAGACAGTTTACTCAAGAATTTGAGTGTGAGTTTCTGGGATCGGTTGATACTCTAATCAATCCTGCAAAATTAAGGAATATGGTTTATGAAGATCCCATTAAACAAAATGGTAGACTAGATATTTTTGAAGATCCAATTAGTGACCACCAATATGTAATGACTGTTGATGTATCTCGTGGTACAAACAATGATTACTCAGCATTTACAGTGATGGATACTACTACTATTCCATACAAACTTGTTGCCAAATTTAAAGACAATGAGATTAAACCTATTATTTTACCCAATATCATTAATCAGGTAGCAAAGGCATATAATAAATGTCATATTTTAATTGAGGTAAATGATATTGGTGCACAGGTTGCTGATATTTTGCAATATGATTTAGAATATGACAACCTACTCATGTGTTCTATGAGGGGAAGAGCTGGACAAATTGTGGGCACTGGATTCTCGGGCAAGAAAGCATCCCTTGGTGTGAGAATGACTATGGCAGTTAAAAAAGTTGGGTGCTCCAACTTAAAAGCACTTATCGAAGAAGATAAGTTATTAATTAAAGACTATGATACTATCAGTGAATTAACTACTTTTATTCAGAAACAAAATAGTTTTCAGGCAGAAGAGGGTTGTAATGATGACTTAGCAATGTCTTTGGTCATCTTTGCTTGGTTGGCAATGCAACCATTCTTTAAGGAACTTCATGACAATGACGTTCGACAAAGAATCTATGAGGAACAGAGAGAGGCAATTGAAGCAGACATGGCACCCTTTGGATTCATGGATGATGGATTAGGTGGTGGTGAAAGTTTTGTTGATTCTGAAGGGGATCGTTGGCATGTTGATGAATATGGAGACAAAGCATTTATGTGGGAATTCCGTTAATGGATTTTGATGATCAGATAGAACTAGAGCATATATTATTCACTCAGAGAAAATGCAGAGTGTGTGGAAAGGTGAAAAATTTATTGGACGATTTTTATAAAACACATAAAGATAGAGGTCCATACCCTTCTGCATATTCGTATGAGTGCAAGCAATGCACTGTAAAAAGAATCATGTCTAGTAGAAAATCAGACAAACAAACATATTGGACATATCCAGATTGGTAGTTCACGCAAAGTTTCCCCATTTGAAACTTCCTAAATTATAAATATTCATAGACACAAAATGATATTCTAAGGAGAATAACAAATGGCATCTACTCAGCTATCACCTGGAGTAGTGGTCGTCGAGAGAGACCTTACTACAGTTGCCAATACAGTTGTTGACAACATTGGAGTTATTGCAGGTTCATTTGAAAAAGGACCTGTTGAGGAAGTTGTAGACATCTTATCAGAAAAGCAATTACTTCAAGTATTCGGCAAACCAAACGATCAAAACTATGAGTTTTGGTACTCAGCATCTCAATTTATGCTTTATGGTGGATCACTAAAAGTTATTCGTGCAAATAGTGCATCACTAAGAAATGCTATTGATAAAGCAACCGTTGTTAGTGCAAACCTATCTGCATCCGATACAGTAGTTAGTGTAGTATCATCAACTAACTTCAGTGTTGGTGATCACATTAGAATCGATAGTGAACTCATGACTGTTACTGCAGTAAGTGGTAACGATGTCACCGTAGTTAGAGGGGCACTTTCAACATCTGCTGCATCTCACGTTGCTGGAAGACCAATTAGTTTATTGGAACCAATTACTGCCAATCAAACAACAATTAACGAAGGTGGAGTTTTCACTGCATCTGATACAACCCTAACAGTAACTACTGCACCTAACTTAAACATTGCTGTTAACGGTTACATTATTATTGGAAATGAAATTCTTCAGGTAACTGCTATTACTGCAAATAACCTAACAGTATCTAGAGCTCAATTTGGAACAACTGCTGCAGCACATGCTGATGGTGCTGATGTTACAAAACTTGTTGTTACTATTGATGCTACTAACTTAAACGAAACCAACGTTACTGGTATTACCCCACCACTAATCAAGAACCTAAACTTCTACGAAACAACTGTAGAATCTGCAGCAAACCCATGGGTATGGGCAGCACGTACTCCTGGAACTTATGGGAATTCACTTAAGATTCTTATGACAGATGCTGGTGCTGATCAAGTACTAACCGTTGCATCTCCTTCATCTGGAGTTGAATGGTCATTCCCAGCAGGAGCAAGTATTCAGTATAGCCCTGCAAACGTTTCTGCTAAAGTATACCACTATTCAGTGCTCGTAAAGTTAGATTCTGTTGGTCTTGCTGGAACATTCGTAGCTGGTGCTGCTGTTACTGCTGCTTCTGGTGCAGTTGCTGCAACTGTAGTTGCTTGGGATCCAGGCAGAAGAATTCTAGAGGTAACAGTTGGTTCTTCAACAACATACTTCCAAAACGGACAAACCCTAACTGGACCTGGAGGAGCTACTGGTACTATTGTTGGAGTAGAAAGAAGAGTTTATACTCACGCAACCAGTTCGGCATTGTTCCAGGTTAACCAAAACGTATCAGATTCACCTACTGTGGGAGCAGCAAGAACTGTTATCATCCTTGGTGTAAGAGCAGAATATGAAGATCGTGAATTTGGTGATGGTCAAAAGTGGATCAACATTGCACCACGTCCAACTACATCTCAATTCATTAATGAAAGAGGTGGAAAGAATGATGAAATGCACATGCTTGTTCTCGATGCAGATGGTAAGATCACTGGAACCCCTGGTTCAGTTTTAGAGAAATTCCTATTCATCTCAAAAGCAAGCAATGCTAAAGGACCACAAGGGGAAAATAACTATTACAGAGATGTCCTCAAAGCCAACTCACAATATCTATATTGGGGTTCACATGAGCAAAATGAAATTTATGATGTAGATGCAACAAAAATTGGTGACATTGGTTCAAGTGGTTTAAATAGAAGTTTCGACCTCTTCAAGTCATCAGTAGCTTTCAAGAATCTACTAAATGAAGATCTAGTTGCAACCAAGAATAATTCCACAATTTCATACACCTTACAAGGTGGAGAAGATGGTTATACTCTCTCCAGAGATCAAGTTCTTGGTGCATATGATCTAGTTGCGGACCAAGAAACCGTTAAGGTTGACTATCTAATCATGGGTCCTTCATTCGGATCATTCCAAGATAGTGTTGCAAAGGCACAAAAATTAATTGATATTGCAAATACCCGTAAGGATTGTATCGCATTCATCTCACCAATTAGAGGAGATGTTGTAGGACAAGTTGATCCAAATGTCATTGTTGACAGATCCGTAGTATTCTATAGCCTACTACAGTCTTCTTCATACACTGTGTTTGATAGCAACTACAAGTATATTTACGACAAGTATAATGATACTTATCGTTACATTCCATGTAATGCTGATATTGCTGGTCTTTGCTTACAGACCACAGTAAATCAAGAACCATGGTTCTCACCAGCAGGTCTAAACAGAGGTGCACTCAAGAATGCTATTAAACTAGCATACTCACCACTGAAAGATCAAAGAGACAAACTATATGCTAACAGAATTAACCCAGTCGTTAATTTCCCAGGTCAAGGTATTGTTCTCTTTGGTGATAAGACTGCACTTGGTTATCAGTCAGCATTCGATAGAATCAACGTTCGTCGTTTGTTCCTTGCAATTGAGAGAACAATCTCAGATGCTGCCAAGCAGCAACTCTTTGAACTAAATGATGAAATTACTCGTTCATCCTTTAGAAATATCATTGAACCATATCTCCGTCAAGTACAAGGTCGCAGAGGTATCATTGATTTCTTAGTTGTTTGTGATTCTACAAATAACCCACCAGAAGCAATTGATCGTGGTGAATTCTATGCTGAAATTTACGTGAAGCCAACACGTTCCATCAACTACATCACCCTAACATTTGTTGCTACCAGAACTGGCACAACCTTTGCTGAAATCGTCAGCTGATTATAAATACTTAAACTAAAAGGAGACTATTCAAAATGGCAAGTAAGTCTAGAGCAAGTATTGATACATTTAAGTCATATGTAAATTCGGATTTTGCTCGTCCTAATCTATTCCAAGTGGAATTAAATTTCCCTACTGCTATTACTGGTTCAACGAATCAGGGTGCGTCCAGCAGTGATCTCAAAAAGAAATCATTAGTTCTGGTCAAGGCAGCAAACCTACCTGCTTCCACAGTTGGTGTTATTGAAGTTCCTTTCAGAGGTCGTACTCTGAAAATCGCAGGTGATCGTACCTACGAACCATGGACTGTTACCGTCATGAATGATGCTAAGTTCCAACTACGTTCTTACTTTGAACTTTGGATTTCCAAGATCCAATATCAAAATGAGAACTATTCGGACTTTGCTAAAATCAGTGACTATTATGCTAAAGCAACTGTAAGACAGTTAGGTAGACAGGGTGACATTCTTCGTTCTTACGAATTCGTTGATATTTTCCCAACAAACGTAAGTGCAATTGACCTTGCATGGGAATCCAACGATGCTATCGAAGAGTATACTGTTGAGTTCCAAGTTCAATACTGGACCCAAAAGACTGACAGTGAAGCAGAGAATCTAGATTCTGGTGCCAGAACCTAATTTCTTTTTGCATAAATAATCCAGTAGAACTGGAGTTTCTTTAGATTATGACGCAGCAGCAATCTCGTCTATTTGGATATAGTTTGGAGAGGGCAAAGAAAGGTCCTAAGGGACCCTCCTTTGTCCAACCCCAATCTGATGATGCAGCCACCCCTATTGTTGGAGGTGGCTATTTTGGTCAGTATGTAGACATCGATGGTTATGTTAAAAATGAATGGGAACTTGTCATGCGTTATCGTGACATGTCTCTTCATCCTGAATGTGATTCTGCAATTGATGATATTGTTAATGAAGCAATTAACGGTGGAATGGATGACGTTCCAGTAGAAGTTGAACTTTCAAATTTAAAAGTTTCAGATTCATTAAAAAGAAGAATAAGAGAAGAATTTCATAATGTTTTAGAACTTTTGGATTTTGATAAGAAATCTTATGACATTTTCCGTCGTTGGTATATTGATGGAAAATTATTTTATCATAAAGTAGTAGATTTACAGAACCCAAAAGAAGGAATTTTAGAACTAAGATTTATTGATCCTCGTAAAATCCGTAAAGTTATTGAGTTTGAAGAACAAAAAGAACGTTCTGTACCAGGTAGTATCACCGATGAAGCAATCAGTCGTAAATCGGTGGAATACTATGTCTACAACAACAAGGGTCTTCGTGGTTACGATACTACTGGCATCAAAGTTTCTAATGATGCTATTTGTTATGCACACTCTGGTCTGTTAGACATGAACCGAAACATGGTTCTGTCACACATGCACAAAGCAATTAAGGCACTCAACCAACTCCGCATGATTGAGGACTCACTTGTTATCTATCGTTTGTCTCGTGCTCCAGAAAGAAGAATCTTTTATATCGATGTAGGCAATCTACCTAAGCAAAAAGCAGAACAATATTTACGTGAAGTGATGTCACGTTATCGTAATAAGTTAGTTTACGATGCTAGTACTGGAGAGATCAAAGATGATCGCAAATTTATGTCGATGCTTGAGGACTTTTGGCTTCCTCGTCGTGAGGGTGGTAGAGGAACGGAAATTACTACTCTCCCTGGTGGGCAGAATTTGGGTGAACTGGAGGATGTCAAATACTTCCAAAGAAAATTATACAGATCCCTAAATGTTCCCGAGTCACGTTTGGAATCGGAGAACACTTTCAACATTGGAAGATCTGCAGAGATTAATCGTGATGAAATTAAATTCCAAAAATTTATTACTCGTCTCCGCAAAAAGTTTAGTGACTTGTTCCTAGATCTTCTTAAGACACAATGCGTATTAAAAGGAGTCTGTTCCCTGGACGATTGGGATCAGATGAAGGAGCATATCCAATTTAGTTACGTTGCAGATAATCATTTTGCTGAACTCAAAGAAAATGAAATGCTCAACGAAAGACTTGGATTAGTTTCACAAATGGATCCTTTCCTTGGTAAATATTTCTCCGTTGATTATATTCGTCGTCAAATTCTTAAGCAAACTGAGACGGAAATTGGAGAAATTGATCAGCAGATAGAACAAGAAATTGCGAATGGTATTATCCCAGATCCAGCAATGATGAATGATCCAATGATGCAGGGTGGTGCTCCTGGGCAAGTTCCTATGGAAGAACAACTACCTCCTGGTCCAGATGAAGCTGATTACAAACGTGGTGAGTTTTAATTTTTTAATAAATAGTTTATTATAGAGGATATTTTATGTCAGATCATGCTTACAATATTGTAGATGCGTTATTCAACGATAATAAAGTTGATGTGATGGATTATGTTGCTGCTGCGATGAATGAAAAATCTATTGACGCAATTGCCGATAAGAGAATTGAAATTGCACAATCTTGGTTTAATCCACAAACAGAAGAGGAAGAAGAATAATGAAACTTATTTCAGAGGCAATTGAAGAAATTGCTGTAATTTGTGAAGAATCGAAAGAAACAGGTTCTAAAAATTACTTCATTGAGGGGATTTTCCTTCAAGGAAATATGGAAAATCGCAATAAAAGATATTATGATGTGAACATTCTTGAGAGAGAAGTTGCTAAATACAATGAGAACTTTGTCGGAACGGGCAGAGCTCTTGGGGAACTAGGTCATCCTGATGGTCCAAACATCAATCTTGATCGTGTTTCTCATAAAATTGTTTCTCTACAAAGAGAAAACAATAATTTTATTGGTAGAGCAAAACTTCTAGAAACTCCCATGGGTAAGATTGCAAAATCATTACTCGATGAGGGAGTTAAGTTAGGAGTTTCTTCTAGAGGTCTAGGATCATTAGAAGAAAAGAATGGAATCCATTATGTAAAAGATGATTTCATGCTAGCTACTGCTGCTGATATTGTAGCAGATCCTTCCGCACCAGATGCATTTGTAAATGGAATTATGGAAGGTAAAGAGTGGGTTTGGCAGAATGGAAGAATTGCGGAATCGCAAATTCAACAAATGCAGACCTACGTAAAAACTGCTCCAACCAAGTCGCAATTGATTGAAAGACAAGCTCAAGTCTTTGAGCAATTTCTAAAATCATTGTAATTTATAAATAAATATAGAAATAATAGAAATTATCAAGGAGACTGTAATGTCAGAAGTAGAAGCAATTGAGCAAATCTTTTCAGAAGATGAACAACTAGAAGAGAATGTAGTTACCAAAGGTGCTAAGCCAGCTGAGAAATCTGAACTTCATAACGAAGGTGAGGATCTCGGTGGATCATCAAAAGAAACACCAGATGGTGGTCCTATTGGTAAGAAAGTTGCTGCAAAAATGAAGAAGACTGCGGCACCCTCTACACATCCATCACAAGCTTCAGGCAAACTTGCCGAAGAATCAGAGGATGCGGAAGAGTCTGTAACGGAAGAAGAGACAAGAACATTTGATGTTGATCTTTCTTCTGACGTTGCTGCTCTTACCGAGGGTGAAGATCTTTCCGCAGAGTTCAAAACCAAGGCAGCAACAATTTTTGAGGCAGCAGTTATTTCTCGTATCAATGAGCAACTAGAAGTTATTCATGAAGAGTATGCTGTAGCACTCAAGGAAGAAGTTGAGAAGGTTAAGTTAGAACTAGCAGAAAAAGTAGATACTTACCTCAACTATGCCGTAACCACCTGGATGGAGCAAAATGAAATTGCGATCCAGAACGGCATTAAAACTGAGATCGCAGAGTCAGTAATGACTGGTCTCAGACAAGTTTTCGTCGATAACAATGTTAACATTGACGACGAGAGAGTTGACCTATTAGATGAATTGGAAGGTCAACTAGATACTATGGAAGGCAAACTTAACGAGCAAATCGAAAGCAATGTTCTATTGACTAAGAAACTCGGTAATTATATTAAGAATGGGATTGTGAACGAAGTTTGTGAAGGTTTGGCAATGTCTCAAAGAGAAAAGATGATTTCTCTTACCGAGAGTATCGAGTGCGTTTCTGAAGAGACTTTCAGAGACAAAGTTCAAACTCTCAAGGAGTCATATTTCCCAGCAAATAAGCCTGGTGCTTTAACTGAGGATGCACAACTAGAGAATACTCAGGTATCGGATTCTATGTCCGCATACATGAATGCTATCTCACGTTGGTCCTAAAACCTAATTAATTATAAATATTTACATATCCACAAACGGAGACAAAAGCAATGTTCAATTCAGAGCATTTGCAGGAAAAGTGGGCTCCCATTCTTGAGCACAAGAACCTTCCTGCAATTCAAGACAATTACAAGAAAGCAGTTACTGCTGTTCTTCTAGAAAACCAAGAAAAATTCCTACGTGAAGAGCGTGGTGTTATGCTTTCAGAAGCATCACCAACCAACCATACTGGTTCAACCTCTTCAGTAGCTGGTTTCTCAGCATCCGCAACATCAACTGGTCCTGTAGCAGGTTTCGACCCTGTTCTAATCAGCTTGATTCGTCGTTCGATGCCTAAGCTTCTTGCTTACGACCTCTGCGGTGTTCAGCCAATGACAGGTCCTACTGGACTCATTTTCGCAATGCGTTCACGTTATGGCACAAACCGCACTGCTGGTGCTGAAGCATTCTACAACGAAGCAGATACCGACTTCACAGGTCGTGACGCAGCTGGAACCTCAGGTTTCGGTTCATCGACTGCACACTCAGGTGCAAACCCATCAGCACTTCTAGACGGTGGTACTTATACCACTGGTCGTGCAATGAGAACAGACGAGTCAGAAACACTCGGTACTGGTTCAAACGCATTCGCAGAAATGAACTTCTCCATCGAGAAGGTCACTGTTACTGCGAAGTCACGTGCCCTCAAGGCTGAGTACTCACTAGAGCTCGCACAAGACCTCAAGGCAGTTCATGGTCTCGATGCAGAAACCGAACTTGCTAACATTCTTTCAACTGAGGTTCTTGCTGAGATCAACCGTGAGATTGTTCGTACCATCTATGCAATCGCAAAGCCTGGTGCTCAAAACAACACCGCAACTGCTGGTGTATTCGACCTCGACGTTGACTCCAACGGTCGTTGGTCAGTAGAGAAGTTCAAGGGTCTACTCTTCCAAATCGAAAGAGAAGCAAATGCCATCGGTCAACAGACTCGTCGTGGTAAGGGTAACTTCATCGTTTGCTCTGCAGACGTAGCAAGTGCTCTTGGCATGGCTGGTGTTCTTGACTACACCCCTGCACTTAACGGCAACAATGCTCTTGCTGGTGTTGATGATACTTCCTCAACTCTAGTTGGAACCCTCAATGGTCGCATTAAGGTTTATGTTGATCCTTATTCAGCAAACGTTTCTGCTAACCACTTCTTCGTAATGGGTTATAAGGGAACCTCACCTTATGATGCAGGTCTCTTCTATTGCCCATATGTACCTCTACAGATGGTACGTGCAATCGGTCAGGATACCTTCCAGCCCAAGATTGGCTTCAAGACCCGTTATGGTCTAGTTGCTAACCCATATGCTGAGGGTCTTACCCAAGGTGAAGGTGCTCTCACCGCAGACGCAAACGTCTACTACAGAAAGGTAAAGGTAATCAACCTAATGTGATCCTTTCTTCAATTAACCAGGACCCTTCGGGGTCCTTTTTTTGTCTAAATAGTTTGTCATACAATTTAAGACGATGATTGCAGAACAGATTGCAAATAGAAATTTCTTATCACCAGCTGGTTTTAGATTCATTCTAGGTAAAAACCAAAAGGTCACATACTTTTGTCAATCTGCAAATATTCCAGCTGTGAGTGTTTTGCAAACTCAAATACCAACACCCTTTGTCCCTCTACCCGTTCCTACAGCATTTGAGTATGATGATTTAGTTTTGACTTTTCTTATTGATGAAAATTTAGAAAATTATATTCTAATTCAAAAATGGTTACGAGGGTTAGGTGTCCCTGATAGTTTTGCGGATAGACAATTATTCGAAAAACAGAATACTACAAATGATGGTATTTACAATCCAAACACGGATGCAACTTTGTTTGTTTTAAACAGTAACTTAAAAACTATTGCTCAAATCAAATTTGAAGATGTATATCCAATTAATTTAAATACTCTCAGATTCGAAGCTACTACTACAGATACAGATTTTTTCACTGCAGAAGTGACCTTTAAATATAAAAGTTATGATGTCTGTAACAAAAACGGTATTTCTTTGCTATAATATGGAATACAAATTAACATACCAACTCAAAACAGATTGCCCAAGTGGGTGTGGTTTTAACTATTGCAATAAAGTTAGAGAACAAATTTATACCAAAACAAAAATAATTACTGCTAGTTCAGAGGAAGAAGCATCACAAATTCTGATGAATGAAAAACATATAATGGCAGAGACTGAAAGAGAAATTCGTATTATTAATGTGGAATTATTATGAACCTAGAAAAGATTCAAGAAATGTGGGAAGTTGATAGTAAAATCAACGAATTTGATCTTGATAACGAATCTTTAAAGATACCTCAACTACACCAAAAATATTACAAACTATACACAGAGTTTAAATTTATACTTAAGGAAAACACCTTTAAATGTAAGACACTGTTGAGAGATAGATACAAATATTATAGTGGTAAAGCATCAAAGGAAGAGTATAAAGATAGACCATTTGATTTAAAACTTCTTAAAACTGACATACCTATGTTTATGGATGCAGATGAAGACTTGCAGAAATGTGAGATGAAAATGGCATATGCAGAAGAGTGTATAAATTATATTGAGAGCATTCTTAGGATGATTTCTAATAGAACTTATCAAATTAAAAATGCATTAGAACATAGAAGATTTGAGGCTGGTGGATGACAATTATCAAAAAGAAAAATGAAGTTTATCTAACCGTAGAAACAGAACCACATATCCATAAAGAACTATCAGACTACTTTACGTTTGAAGTACCAGCAGCAAAATTCATGCCACAATACAAAAGCAGAGTGTGGGATGGCAAGATTCGTTTGTACTCACCTGGTAATGGAGAAATATATGTTGGTCTCTACAATCATTTAACTGAATATTTAAATGAACGTGGATATTCTTTTAATGTAGAAGGTAACAAATTCTATGGATACCCAAATGATGAAGAAGAATTTATCACTCCAGAAGGAATCGTTGGTTTCGTCAAAGGACTCGGGTTACCGTTTAAAGCACGTGACTACCAATATAAGGCAGTCTTTGAGGCAATCAAATACCACCGTAGACTCCTTCTATCCCCCACTGGATCTGGTAAGTCTCTTATCATATATTCGATGGTAAGGTGGCACTTACAGCATGATAGAAACATTTTAATTATTGTGCCAACGACATCTCTAGTTGAACAAATGTATAAGGACTTCGAAGATTATGGATGGAAAGCAGACGCATACTGTGCAAAAATCTATGGAGGTAAAGACCGTTATACAAAATCTCCTGTTGTCATATCTACGTGGCAATCTATCTACAAAGAACCTAAAAATTTTTTTAATAGGTTTAATGTTGTCATCGGCGATGAAGCGCACCTCTACAAAGCAAAAAGTCTGACAAGTATACTAACAAAATTACATGACTGTAAGTATCGAGTTGGTTTGACTGGAACTTTAGATGGTAGTACTACACATCAGTTAGTTCTAGAAGGTTTATTTGGAAAGTGCAATAAAATAACTAGAACTAAAGATTTACAAAATAAGGGTCAATTAGCAAAGTTAGATATCAGTGTTTTATTACTAAAACATGAATCAAGACATTTTGATTCCTATCAAGATGAAATGGATTACATTGTTTCGCATGAAGGTAGGAATAAGTTTATTCGTAACTTATGTCGAGATATAGATGGAAACACACTATTACTCGTCAACTATGTCGAGAAGCATGGAGACCCACTTTATGAACTGATAAATAGTAGTATTGACAAACCAGTATTTTATGTACATGGTGGTGTAGAGGCAGAAGAACGAGAGTATATTCGTTCCCTTACTGAAAAAGAAAAGAATGCAATCATTGTTGCTACATACGGAACGTTTTCAACAGGCATCAATATTAAGAATCTACATAATGTCATATTTGCATCCCCCTCAAAATCAAGAGTTCGCAATCTTCAATCAATTGGAAGGGTATTGAGAAAGGGGGATAATAAAGCACAAGCAAAATTATTCGATATTGCCGATAATATAAGTAAAGGTGATCGTCCAAATTATACTTTAAAGCATCTATTTGAAAGAATTAGTATATACAATGAGGAGGATTTTAGTTATGAAATTATCGATGTCAAACTAAGGAGCTAAGTATGATTAATTACATCAGACACGAAGAAGAGTTCCATGGAGTCATCAAACTCACTACAGGAGAATATGTAGTGGGTAAAATGCTAGCATCTGCAGATGAAGGAGAAACTCATGTATATGTTCAAGATCCAGCAGAAGCAAAAATACATGAATTGAAAGGAGAGTCTAAAAAAATACAAAAAGGAATTTCTTTTAATAAGTGGATGGAACTCTCTGATGAAGACTTTTTCGTAATCACTGAAAAGTCTATCGTTAGTATTGGATCTATGAGTAAAGAGATCAAGTATTATTATACTTCTTGGATTAATGAACAGGACCCCACGTACAAACCATCAACAAAAGAGATTGAAGTAACTGAAGAAATGGGGATGATATCGACGTTGAAAGATGCAAAGATTAAATTAGAAAGAATTTTTAAATATCTTTGAAACTCCCACATGGTCGATTGTACTGGTTTTGAAGCACTGTGTCAAGTACTTGACAAATGTGTTACGACTTGGTAATATACATCCAGACTGCTAGATCCTACATGCATAAAAAGAAAAAGAACCATTACATAGATAATCAGGAGTTCTTAGCAGCCCTTATTGATTACCGTCAAAAGATTGTAATAGCACAAAATAAAGGACTGCCAAAACCAAAAGTATCAAATTACATTGGTGAATGTTTTTTGAAGATTGCTACACATCTATCTTATCGTCCAAACTTTATCAATTACATGTATAAGGATGATATGATTTGCGATGGTATTGAGAACTGCATTCAATACATTGATAATTTTGATCCTGAGAAATCTAGGAATCCATTTGCTTACTTTACGCAAATTGTATATTTTGCTTTCCTTAGACGGATTCATAAAGAAAAAAGACAACTAGACATTAAAGAAAAGATTATTGAAAAGTCTGGTTATGATCAACTTTTTACTACTGAAGATGATTATAATTATTCAGATTACAATCAAATAAAATCAAGAATTGAAACTTCCAGTAGATACTAATATGAAGGTCCTCGTTATTACAGATCAACACTTTGGTGTCAGAAATGACTCGCAAATTTACGTTGATTATTATCAAAAATTTTATTCAACCGTAGTAATTCCATTCATTGAAGCATATAACATTAAACACGTCCTCTGTTTAGGAGATACTTTTGACCGTCGCAAATCTGTGAATTTTCTTTCACTTGAGGCAGCAAAGGGTATGTGGTTTGATCCATTAGAAAAGATGGGTGTCACGTTAACCATGCTCGTAGGAAACCATGATATCTACTATAAAAACACTCTCCGAATTAATGCCCCATCTCTCCTCTTGGGAGAGTATGGAAACATTCAGGTTGTGGATAGCCCTGGTGAATTCCTTCTTGGTTCTTTGCCTGTACTTGGCATCCCT